GCCATGGTTCTAATGTGCCATCATCCTTTATTAGGTAAGGATCTTGCATGTGACAACTAGGTTCTTCCTCTAATTGTTCTGCCTTTGTAATTAAGTGTATACCACTCTTAAGTATTATCAGTGCTGTCTGCATCATCCTCCTCTAAAACTTTTTCTGCATCTTTGAATATTTGTTCCATGTCTAGATCATCATCTTGTACACCCGCAATGACATCTTCATGTTTCTTGAAGTTCTCATCGTAGGTCTCTTCTTTGATTGCTTGGACATACTGTTCTGTAATACTATCTAACGGATCGTATGCGGTAATTACATGTCCTGCAGGAAGAAAGAAATCTTTGTCTTTACTTAAAGGTGCCCAAGGGAACCAAGATAACTGATAACCTTTCTCTCTGTTGAAAACAAGATCCCCCTCGTCAGAAACAATCTCTAGACGAAAGGGTTTGTGTAACTTAAATCCTACAGACTCATTAGTTTGTGGATCTGCTATCTCTTGTACTTCTGTAATTATTTCTTCGTTAGATCTTAATAATAAAATCTTTATGCTCATGTTACAGTGCCACCCATCTTTTGTACATTACCGATGTATGTATCTCTAAGACTAGGGACTGGTTCTAATATAGTAACCACCATGTTATGATTCAATGGTATTTTTGTCTCTGGAGATAATGGACACCATGGTTGGTAGTGTACCTTAACTTCTGGATCTGTTACAATACCTGTAGAATCCATCTTAGGTTGATCGTACTCAACCCTGTAAGGGAAGTTCATGATATATGCCTGTCTTTGTCCAGTCTCTTTATCTACTGCTTCTTGTAAATCACATATAACATTATCGCCATTAAACATAACGACAACCTTAACCCTCTCTGCAGTCACAAGATTTTTCTGAGGAGGAGTTACATTGATTGGTTCTTTCTTCTTTGCCATAATCTAGCTAATGATGTACCTATTATAAAGGGGGAATTGAGTTTTGTCAATCCCCCCTATGTATTAAATGAAATCTTTCCTTGCATAACGCTCAGGGATTATCCTTCCCAGTTCCACAGTAAGGAGTCCGTCGGCAAATGTGACCTGTCGAACTTCCGTATCATCTGAGAGCGTCCACGACCTAGAGAAGTTCCGTCTAGCAATGCCTCTATGGATGCAGTTGCATTCTTCGGTCTCTTCTTTGCGATTAGACTCCACAAATAATTTTCCTTGTTCCGTGTATACTTTGATTTCTTCTTCTTTGAATCCTGCGAGTGCGATTTCGAGTCTCGATTCAGCATTGTTTACCTCTATTAGATTGTATGGTGGATATGTTGCACTACCTCGAATGTCATTTATCTTATCGAAGTAACTTTCTAATCCTATGCTATGTTTTGTAATAGCATCAAATAGTGCAGGGAGGTCTGCAGCACTATACCTTTGAATGTTCATGGTTTTCTCCTTTTAAAGCGAGTTGTAATTGTGTCCCCGAAGGCGACAATACTAATTATAACACTAGACTAACCAATGAAGGATAGGGTTTTCCGCATATAATTACGGTAACTACCCTTATCCATATACACACTATGAAATAGCATACCCTCGTATAGGTATAACCTATTAAATTTTGCTTCAGTGAAATGGTATTTCTCATACTGATCATCTTCTTCCCAGATAGGAGTAAACTCTTTTAGAGATAGATCAGGGGTTGTAAATGCATATCTTTCTTTTCTATAAGAACATGAGTTGGGGAATGGAGACTCTTCACCAGTATCTTTAAGACGATAAAAAGTTGTTCCAGTATTCCCATTCTCAGAAAGTTCTTTGTCTGTGTTTAAAAATATATTTCCTGCCACAGTTCTGTCATCACAATGTGGGTGTGATGATTGACCATAGACTTTTTTATTCCCATCAACACATTGATAGGAGATGTTAAAGTATGGTGCGTTATATCCATAATGTTGGTTGATAAGATAGTTAGCACACTTTTGCAGATGCCCAAAGTCATATGTCATATAGACTTGGTAACCAGGATAAAATCCTCTAGGAGGAACTCCTTCTCTTATCGTATCTTGGAATGGAATTGTTTCTAGAAACTCTAAACACTTTTCTGGATTCTGTAGAAAATTGTCAACCTTTACAATTTTGCTTCTGGTCTTACCAATGTATTCTACCGATAGTTCATAATGTGGGTTGATGTCAAAAATACTATCGTCTATCATTCCTCTTTCTTCTTACCAATATTATATTTTGATTCTAGTGTCCAGTCACCTTTCTCCTTGTAAGCAAGAACTTTGATCTGACTTAGTGGTGCTACATCAGCAATGCCTTCCTTACTATTGACAGATACCAAACCCCAATCACCTAGCAACTGTACTATACGGTTACGACGTTGCACATCATTAAGTGACAAGTTTGCCTTCTTTCCATCAAGAGCAAACAACTCTTTAAAATGGACGATGTAATATTTACCTTGCTTATGCAAGATATGACATGACTGATATAATTTCTTTTCTTTTCTGGATGCTACACCAATTCTTGTAAGTGTCTCTCTAACCTTTAGAAAGTCATCTGGTTCTCGTAGTCCTACCTCTATCATACTTTCGGTAGTCCACTGGACTTCCTCAGTGATCGCAGTCATCGTTTGCCTCCCCTATCATGTTTGTTACGAATTAATTCAAGTTGGGTTTTGGTTAGAAGACTTACTGCGACCTTTGCTTTTTCGTTACTATAACCATAGTGTTTTTTAACCAGATCCAGATTGTCCATCTGTTCTTTCTTCAACCAAGGAGAAAACCTTTTTCGTTTCCTCAAAGTATATAGGAAGAAAGAATACTGCATGTCTTTGTCTATGTTACTATACTTGTTCATCTCGTTTGCAAACAAGACAGTATCAAGATGACCTGATAAACACCTGTTGACAATGTATGGTGGGTAAGATGAGATTGCCTCTTCATCTTCCTCAATCAAATTATCTTTATTAAAGTTGACTGAGTTCAACCAGTCTTTTAATTCGTACTTCATAACCAGTCTGACCTATCACATCCCCATCTCTTAACTTCTGTTGAGTGAAAACGATCCTGCATGTATTGTATCACTGCTTTGTAATTTGTCTTTGGATTGCATGAGAATAGATCACACCTAGCAACATCATCTTCAGGCCATGTGTGTATACTAATATGACTCTCTGCAAGTAAAGCATAACCAGTCACACCACATGGTTCAAACTTATGGGTGTCAACCTTTAACAGTTCTAGACTAGCAATCTTTGCTGCCTCTGTCAAAGTTTCTTTGATGTATTCTTCATCATTTAGTGGAGGAGTCATTAGACATCCTTTTAAGTCAAATAATACGTGCTTCATTAGAATGTTCTGATAGGACCTATGACACCAGTTTTGCTGTTGTTGACTCGATAGATTTGTGTTCTACCATCTTTAGTTTGTACATGGACTTCTTCACCCATGATGATTGCTGTCTGTGCGTTAGGTGCAAATGTAGATAGTCCTCCCCTACGTGTATTGTAGAGTTGACAGTATCCACTAGGCAACACTCTGACTCCTATAGTTTCCATAATTAAGACAAATAAGTTCACGTCGTTTTGTTTGGTCTATCATGTATGTACCTGTAGACCGCATTGTATAAGTATGAGCAAAGTCATACTGATGCCACTCTAGAAATCTCATAACGATATCTGGGTGGTTATTATATGATATCATAACATTGCATAATTGCTCGTCCATGATATCTGCAAATTGTGCATGATCAAAACCTTTATGCATGTCACCTTTGTGACCATAAAGATTGTCCTTAATATTATAAGGTGGATCTGCATAGATTAATACGTCATCTTCATCGGATTGTAATTTACTGTAATCTAAATTAGTAATCTTCCAGTCACGTATTAAGTATTCATAGGCGGGAAGTTTCTCAATCCCACGTAATGAGAAGTTGGAATCGCTTGCTTGCGAAGAGAAGGACGATCCTTCAGTAAGACCAGAGAAAGAACACTTGTTAACAATATAAAAAGCAATTGCTCTGTCCTGATCTTTCGCCTCCGTGTCATTTACTATCTCCTTTGATTCTAAAAATAATCCTTGTGCGTTATGCGGTGTGTTGTATTTGGTTTTAAGGATCTTAAGAGATCTTGCCATTTCCTCTCCACTGCTCTGGAGTTGTGTCCAAAAAACATAGAGTGGTTCGTACAAGTCATTGACCCAGATAGGTATATCAGGATATTGTTTTGTAATCTCAATTGCCACACTACCGCCACCTAGAAAAGGTTCACGGTATTCCGTGATCTTATCAGGTAACCACTGACATAATTTAGGGACTGCCCTAGACTTACCGCCAGGATATCGTAGTGGTGTCTTAAGACTCTTCATTAGGATCGTGCGAATCTAGTTCCATTATAGCATCTACTGGCACCTCATTGCCACCTATGTTATACCAATGTTCTAAATTTCCTGACTTATAACTTTTACGTTCGCCAAGATATTCTAGATCATTGAAGTGATGTTCTCTAAGCATTGCCTGTAAACGATGATGTATTAGTTCTGACTTCTTCATCTTATCACCATGCTTTCTGGATAGAACTGTGATTGAGGAACTTGGAATTGTATGCTCTCTACTAATAGATTTATGTCAGCAGAGATAGCATCATTTGATTCTGCCATCCTACGGAATCCATTTCCAACATATATTTGTCCTGCAAATACAGAAACAGTTGCTGCACCCCAGAACAGATAATAAAATCTGGACTTTACTTGTGCTCTCAGTTTTTCACGTTTGGTCATGATGAATTTTTTCTGTGGTAATTATTTTCTTTTGGTGTTACCCATCGTAGATTACTCAACAAATTATTTTTAGTGTTGGCATCTATATGATCTATTATAACACAATGTTCTAAAATTGTCTGCACCGATTTGGGTAGTAAGTTCCACTCCTCTTTTGATATACCAATTTCAGAAGAATGATCTCTTAATGGATGCCACACCTCCATCATTAATCTATGAAGGTGTACGTTGATAGTTACTGTATTCTCAGTGTCAACATTCCAAGTAGATTTTGTCCTTTTCTTGTAAGGACGATTTGTTTTTCTATGAGGTGCATATCTTTCTAGACCACTCATGTTTCTATCATTAACTTCTTGTATTTTTTCTGCTGTATTAGCAGTGTAATTAAAGTCAGTAAAAAGATTTTTGTGAACTCTCATTGCAACACCTGGCGGTGTGAGATATGCACCCTCTCCTCGTTTACTTTTCATACAACCTTTTGGTGTTAAAAATTTATGTTTCTTACACCTAGTGCTGAGAACTCTTGTGTCCTGTGCTATGTAATAATCTGGAATAATTATTCCATATCTTACGCAAGGTTTGAATTCAGTTTCACCTAAGAAAATAGATTCTCCTTTTCCAAAAATTTTTTCTAGTTCAGTCATTTGAACTTACACTCCACCATAATCTCAGTTAATGCTGCTAAGAGATTGATTTCCTGATCAGCAACAAATGCTGATTGGTATTGATACTTAGCAATAATCAATACCGCTTGAGGTATACTTGTTGGTTCTAGAACACCATACAAATTGTCGTAGACAGTTCGTAAGATGGTATTGGGATCATTATCTAGATTAGCAACAATCCATTTACGTGTTGCACCGAAGTCTCTACTCTTCAATGCACCTACAAGTTTTTCTAATCTGACCTGACTTATCTGTGCCAGAATGCCAGTGTCGATAACCCCCGACGCTGCGTATCTTTGCAGTTCGTTGAGGGTGCGTCTGAAGTCTGGGAAGAACTTCTGGACAACCTCGGCAACAACCGAGTCATTAAATTGTATGTTCTCTGCGGTAAGAATACCACGACATCTTTCAAAGAACTTACTAGCGATTTCTTGTTTTTGTTTTCCACGAGTATTGCAATCAATTACAGTTGTTCTACTATGTAACGGTTGTATAATTTTGTTCTTAAAATTGCATGTAAATATAAATCTACAATTGTTTTGGAACTCTTCTATAGATGCACGCAATAACAACTGCACATCATGTGTAGTGTTGTCTGCCTCATCTATAATAATAACTTTATGCTTGGCACCAGATGTTAGAGATACAGTAGATGCAAATTGTTTTGCACTATTTCTTACTGTGTCTAGAAATCTACCTTCATCAGATCCATTGATAACAAGATGGTCTACACCTAGTTCACTACACAATGCTTTAGCAACTGTAGTCTTACCAATTCCTGCAGTACCGCATAGTAAAAGGTTTGGAACCTCTCCTGCTGCGACAAAGGATTTGAATGTATCCTGTAACTCTTTGGGGAGGATACAATGTTCAATCATCTTAGGGCGATACTTTTCTACCCAAAGAAATTCATTCATAATTTAGGATATCCAATAAGGTTTTCTGTGTGGATCACGAAGATAATTACTTGAGACCCATGGTTTGCTATTGATATAATACTTGTATGCAGTAAAGATGTCAATAGATGTATCGTGCTTGAACTCGTCAGGACCTGCAAACACAAAGGGTGTATGCTTAGTGTAGTCTGCTGATGGTAAGAGATGTGTTGCTTCTAGTAATGGTCTATGACAAGAATGTGTTTTGCCATAGCGGTGAGTATATTCTAGAGACAATGCAATACCATGAGTGAGTAACCACCATGCATTTTCTAGAGTATCATTTGCCCATATAGTGCAGGGATGATTACGAAATGCACCTTTAGATGTTTTGTATGGTTGACCGTCATTGCGATGTATTTTGCCATAACTATGACCCCACTCTTCTGAGCAAACAATAGAAAGCATTTGACATGTTTCTAGTGGCATCTTGACAATATGTTTGTCAGGAAGCACTTTTGCAGAGACAGTAGGGTCAGGGTCAGTTACAAATATATTCATGGCACAAAGGGTATATTACCCATTATACACAGAGTCTGGTTCTAGTGCAATAAGATATTCTAGATCTCTGTTTGCATCTCTGAACAATGCAGCATTATGTTTGCTGATAGTAACTCCATAATCTGCAGGAAGTAACTTGAGATATTCTACCTTGAAGTTAAAAGTAAACTTAGCATCAGTAGTTCCAACCTTTACAGAGTAATTGTTTGATGTATCATTCTTCTTATCACGTACAAGAAGTTTGATATCTTTACCATCACCTATGACTGCTAGATCGTCTACACTGTAGATTGCTGCTGCTCTGATGAGGTTGTTTAGATCGCTCCATGCAACTACAAAGGAAACCTCTTGACTAGGGATCTCTGCCCTTTGTTCGGGTGGTGATGTAATTGTAGATGGATCAGCAAAGAAATATCTTGATTGACATTTCTTGTCTTTGATTATGACATAGTTGTCATTCTGGAAATCAAAGTCAGGATTCTCAAAAAGAGATAGACCAGATAAGAATTCACCTAGATCATAGATGGCAAAATCTTTTGGAAACTTTTCTTCTATCACAGCACGAGATAATATGTTTCTCTGAATTGATAGTGTTGATAATTCCTGTCCTTCCTTAAAGGTGATTGACGGATTAATGTTGGAAAAGTTTTTCAGTATGTCAAGTGTTCCTTTGGAAAGTTTCATTCGTTCTCCTTGTCGTTGAAGTGATATAATAATACACAATAG